AGAGTTCAGCAAGGCTTTATCATCATTTACAAACTCATTAAAAAATTAGCATGAAAAAAGAATTTATAAAATTTGCCCCAATGGCAAAAAGTTATTTACCCCGCTTTGAAAGCAGGCGTTTCCCACAGGGCAGAACAATGTCCGTTTCCTACAAATCGGAAGGTGGCGAAGGTGGTGAAGACCCTGAGATTAAAACCTCAGCCGATTTACTGAAATCGCTGAATGAAATGAAGACCAGCCTGGAAACTTCATTGAATGAAAAAGCAGGTAAAAACATCGACGAAAAGCTGGTGGCCGTTAACCAGTTGATCACTGATTTAAAAACAGCGATGGAGGCAAAAGATGCAGCCGAAAAACTGAATGCAGAAACCATTAAGGAAATGCAGGATGATTTGAAAGCAACCATCAAAGGTTTTGATTTGCTGCAAACCCGTGTGAAAGCTCAAGGCGCTGGTAAGATTGAAGCCGAGGTTAAGACCTTGTCTGAAAGGATCAAAGAAGCAGTTGAAGAAAAGCACGATGATATCGTGAAATTCAGCAAGGGGCAAATTAAAAAGCTGGAATTGGGTATTAAGGCCGTTGCTGATGTATCTACTGCAAATGTAACTGGCGGTTCAGTTTGGGGTGCTCAGTATCGTCCTGGTATTATCATGAACCAAAATACCATTACCCAAATGCGTGAATTGATTCCGGTAAGCAACGCTGGTCCTGGTACCGATTACTACTTCATGAAGGAAAATGGCGTTGGTGAAGGAAACATCACTACTGTTGCAGAAAAGAAAGCAGCTGCTGCAACTGACCAGGCTACCGGTTTAAAATCTCAGTTTGATTTGGATTTGGTTGAAAGCTCTGTTAAGTTTGAAATCATCGCTGGTTTCATGTTGATGAGCAGAAAAGCATTTTTGAACATCCCGAATTTTGTAAGCTTCCTTCAAAAGAGAATTCCGCAGAAATTGATGGATGTGGAAAGTGCACAGATTTTGTATGGCGATGGCGCTTCTCCAAATATCAAGGGTTTATTGACAGCTGGTAATTTCGTAGCATCTGCTGCTACAGCTCCTACCCTGGTTGAAAGGATCATTGATGACCTTGCATTGCTGGAAGATACCTACAAAAGATATGCAACTGGTATCGCTTTGCGTCCTGTTGATTATTTCAGCTTCTTTAAAAATAAAGCTGCCGGATCAGGCGAATACGATTTGCCACAGGGTATAACATTTGTAAATGGTATTCTGTACATCCTTGGTGTGCCGGTTGCCAAAACAACTACCCTGACTGCAGGTGATTATATCGTTGGGGATTTTGCCAGCGGTACCGAATTGCTGGTGCAGGAAGGTATGACCCTGCAGTTCTTTGAGCAGGATGGAACAAACGTAAGAACTAACCAAATTACCGGCCGCATCGAGGAAACTGTTGCCTTGCCTGTATATGGTAGTGATTACTTCATCAAAGGAAGTTCAGTAATCGTTTAGTCGGTTATAGTTAAAATAATACGGGCGGCTAATCACCGCCCATTTTCAAATCATTTCAATCATTCATCAATCATTTACAAATGAAAAAAATACTTTGTTTTTTGGCGTTGGTATTCATTTTTACCATTGCTGCAACTGCCCAGACGGCTCTTAAAAGTCAGTACCTGTTAACGACTGATACGGTAACAAATACTGGTAGTAAATACCTCACTCTTACCACCCCGGCAACTGCATTTTTTAAGGCAGCGGAAGTAGCGGTAACGGTTACGGAGATATCCGGTACTACAGGCGGCACATTATCCATCGAGGCATCGCTTGATAATGTGAACTGGTATTCCTTGTATGGCGGCATGGCGGCATCCTATACATTTACACCTTTGGATGTAGCTACAGCGCAATCATTCCGGTTTTATATTCCCAATTGGGCAGACAATTATGTCCGAATAAAATATGTGGGCACCGGCACCATGTCAGCGGCTGTAAGTGCCAAGGCCGTGTTTAAGAATTAGAAGGAATTTAAAGTTTTACGCAAAACCTATTTTTTATGCAAGTAATATTTTTACGGGATCATGTAAATAACAAATCCGGCGATTCCGTTGATCTGAATGATGGATTGGCTAATTACCTGGTTCGTACCGGCGTTGCTAAACCTTCTACGGACGATGTAGAAAAGGTTGCAGGTCCTGAAAATGAAAGCAGCGCTGATGATCTTGACGATAATAATTCTGAAGAATATGCAGATGGCAAAGATGCACCTGGTGAAGATGCAACTGGTGAAGATGAATCAGGCAATGAGGATCCCGGAGATTCGGTTGATCTGAATGATGGTGCAGATATCAGCAATGAAGAAGCACCGGAAGAAATTGCGCCTGAAAAGGTAGAAATCGTTATCGAAAAAGAGAAGGTAGTAAACCCACAAAAAAAAGGAAAGCATAAAAGGTAATGAGCGTATCAACTACGATATTTGATGAAACATCCGGAGCGGCTTTTAATGCAGTTCTGGATGTTTCTTTTTCGGCTGAATGTAATGTTGAGCCGATAACCAGGGCCGATGCAAAACGCTGGTTAAGAGTCGATGACTCCTATGATGATTTCATTATGGACAGTTTAATTATTGCAGCCCGTGAAATTTGCGAGAAGTACTTAAACCACTCGATCATTACCCGTACTGTTACGGCTACACTGAATAATAGCTGCGGCAATTGCTACCTGCCATATGGGCCTGTAAAAGCCATCACCAGCGTTACAGATGTAGATGGCAATATTTTAGATGCCAATCAATTTACAGCTACCGGCGCAAGGTTTGTAAGGATCCAGTCTCCCTTGCAGGATAATTTAAAAATTGTTTACACGGCTGGTTATGAAGATTGCCCGGCACAAATAAAGATTGGTATGCTTTGCCAGATTGCTTACATGTACGAAAACAGGGGCGATGATACGGCGCTAAAATCTCAACTTTCACCCATGGCCAAGAGTCATTTAAAATCCATTAAAATGTAATGATTGGGGAAATGCGAAACCATATTATCGTTAACCAATATACTACAACCGAATCGGATGCGGGCGGCACCAGTTCTGTATTAGCTGCATCTTATAATATCTGGTCAAAGGTAGAAAACAGAAGCGGATCCACTCAAACCGGCAACGGTCAATTACAATGGCAGTATGATTATAAAATTACCATCCGCTACGATCGGTTAAAAGCCATCAAACAAAATGACGAGGTGGTTTATGATGCAAAAAAATTATTGATTCAATCTGTTCAAATAATAGACGAGGGCCGCAAAAACTTTTTAGTATTACGCTGCACAACTTTAGACTGATGCTGAATATAACCGTTAACAACCTGGACGTAGTGCTTACAAACATTAAAAATGCCAGTGAGCAAATACAGGCTAAAATTGATAATGAATTAAATGCATTTGGGCTTGGAACGGTAGCCGATGCAAAACGGTTTGCACCGGTTGATGAAGGTGTTTTGCGCAATTCAATTTCCTTCAAAAAAGAAAAGCTGAAAGTAACAGTAACGGTTGGCGTTAACTATGCGGCTTACCTTGAATTTGGCACCAGAAAGTTTGCAGCCTCCTATGTTTCATCGCTTCCGCAAGACTGGCAAACATTTGCCAATGGCTTTAAAGGAAAAGGCGGTGGTGATATGGAAGATTTCATTAAGCGCCTTGTCGAATGGGTAAAAAGAAAAGGCATTGCTGGTGTGTATTCAGTGAAGAGCAGAAAGCGAATGGGTACCGTGGTAAAGAATATTGGTACAACTAAACAAGGGCAGGACCTGGAGGATTATGAAGCGGCCTATGGAATAGCCTTGCATATCATCCGGAACGGCATCCGGCCTCATCCTTTTTTATACCCGGCTTACGAAAAAAACAGGGTTGAATTAATTGCAAATTTAAAATCGACACTGGATGCAAAATAATGAATATCATCTTTCAGGCTTGACCGTTAGGATGGCCATTGAGCTGGTAATTATTGCAGAAAATAAATTGATTTGGGAAACCATTGAAAACGCTTGCAGGGAAAGAAAACGCATGTGTGAGATATCAGAATTATCGCAGGAAAATGAAGCTACTTTAACAGATAATGGCTTTAAAATAAACAGGATTGAAATGATGGGCGGGCAGGTGATCACAATTAAATGGGCTTAAATGATTGATGTAAATAATCCACTTCGCAAAGCATATAAAACGGCCTTAACCGGTATCGTGTTTAATTCGGTGGCCGTGCCCGTTTATTACAGCTACCTGCCAGATAATATAACTGCTGAAAATTATATTGTATTTGGCCCTGTTACCAATAACAGTATTGGTACCTTAAACAGCCAGGACACAGCAAGCTCAATGAGGGTAACAGCACATACAACCGGCAACAGGAATAATAATGGTGAGGCTGCCGATTATATTGGTGGTGAAATTTTAAAGCGTATTTATGCTTCTTCTTCTTTCAATATCGCCCTTCCTGTTGGCACGGCATTGCAAATTACAGGTACCAACCTGGAGAGTGATGCAACGCAGAATTATGGGTTAAGCGCAAATAAAATATACATCGATCGCATCCTGATTTTCAGGCATTCTATCTTGCAAAAATAAAATGCAACGTTGTTGCAAATAATATTTAATTTTAACACACCAATTTAAAAGTAAAAATATCAGCCATGGAACGTAAAATTATTAATAACACCATTCTTTTGTTTGTTGGCACCGATCCAAGCAATCTTGATACGGTCGTTTGTTTGACCAATATAAAAACAGATTTCAAGGTATCCGAGGTTGACGCCTCCAGCTTTTGCGGGCAAGATAAAACACCGGGCGATGTAGCGGGCAATATCTCTGCTGAAGGACAGCATTTATTGGATCCGGTTACCGGCAAAATTTCAGGGCACGGATTGTTCAATTACATGATCAGCAAGACTACCCTTTATTACAGAATTGGTGCAGCCGTTCCGGTAGATGGGGATATTTTGCAGGAAGGCGAATGTTTTATTTCTTCTCTGGGTGATACTTACGGTTACAATGCGCAATCTGTATTCAGTTTGCAATTGTCTGTTAAGGGTGCACCAACTGAAACGGTATACGTGGCAGTAACAGCCATCTCCATTTTACCGTCTACAGTTACGCTTGCAGCAGCAGCTACACAGCAGATCACGCCAACCTTTACGCCCGTTGATGCAACTAACCAGGATATCATTTACAGTACAAGTGCACCATCAAAAGCAACCGTCAGCGCAACCGGATTAATCACTGCAGTAGCAACCGGATCGGCAACAATTACCGCTACTACTGAAGACGGCGGCTTTACTGATACCGTAGTAGTAACTATTTCTTAAACCTTATGGAAAGGAAAATAACAAACAATAGTATCCTTCTTTTTTTGGGTGTAAGCCTGGATGAGCTGGATACTGTTGTTTGTCTTACAAAAGTGGGGAATGATTTTACAATTGATGAACTGGATGCAACTACCACCTGCGGACCGGCTAAAGAGCCAGGCAACGTAAGCGGAACTATTGCAATTGAAGCGCAGCATTTATTGGACCCTGCAACTGGAAAGGTAAGCGGACATAGTTTATTTATTTGGGCAATGGCCGGTCAAAAATTATTTTATCGCATTGCGCCGGCGGTACCTGCAGGTGGTGATGTGATCCAGGAAGGGAAATGTTTTATCACCGGCCTTTCAAATAATTACAGCTACAATGCGCAATCCAGTTTTAATTGCAACCTGGCCATTGATGGTATTCCGGATGAGTATATCGAAGCAATGATTTATAACCTGATGATCAACATTGACGATATTTTAATGATCAATTCAACTGATAAATTTATTTTATAATGGACAGGCAGATTTTCCAATTAACAGATCGGGCATTGGCATTAACTGATGTGCTTCCTTCGCAGGACGCAGCAGGCGCAATAGAAGCCGGTAAGTCTACTTTTCAGGATATTAAAGATTTGATCGGGCCAAAATGCTACAAAGCTTTCATTGCTCAAACAGGAACAGCAGCGCCAACCATGACTGTAATTAACAATGACCTAAGTGCTGCAATTGTATGGACAAGATCTAGCGCCGGTGTTTATGTTGGTACATTGGCAGGGGCATTTTTAGCGGCAAAAACATTTTTCCCGTCTATGCATCAGAGCCTTCCAATTGTGGATCGGTCTATTTATATTTTTCGCATTGATGATGATTCAATATCAATTCAAAGCCGGGCAATATCTACCACTGCACTTGCAGATTTAGGACAGGTTGATTTATTCGGAATTGAAGTAAACGTTTACAATTAATTATGAGTTACATACAAATTGAAATTGGCGGGAAATTAAGAGGGCTGAAATTTAACCAGCTGGCCATTGTTATATTATCGCAAAAAGCAGACCCGGAAAGGTATAGCGAGACAGCAAACTATGCTATGGTATTTGCCGGGCTTACAGCCAATTGCTATGTAAAACAAGATCCTGCTGATTTCACTTTTGAGGAAGTATGTGACTGGGTAGATCTATTAAGCCAGGAAACAATTGATGCAATTGATAAGGCGCTGGGTGAAGCACAGGCGTATCGTAAGTGGATTGATGCAACAAAAAAGAATGTAGCAAGCAGTAAAAAAAAATTGAAGAATACAACCGTGAAAGTTTAAAAATAGCATTAGGACATTTAGGTTGGTCGGAGTACCAATATTACAC